CCGCAGCACGCCTTGCCGGATTGGCTCGGGCACGCCGTTCTCGTCCTGCGCCATTCCGGCCGTGCCGCTCACGCGAATGCTGGTGAGGTCACGCGCCTCGGGAAGTCGCACCCAACCGTCGCCGTTTGAATCGATGTCGGCGGCATATTCACTCGCCAAGAGCGGACTTGCGGTCCCGTTAGAATCTACCAGCTCAGCAGCGCTGATGGATTGGACCGGTGTCAGCTCCAGCCGCTGCCACGTCGAACTCGCCGGGAGATCAAGGGTGAAGTCCCGTGCGATCACGACCCTGTTGAGGAAGGCCTCGCATAAAGCGCTCGCGGTTCGAATCAGAGCAGCGAGAACGGCTTCCTCCTCGCCAGTTTCGATCCGTACATAGGCTTGAGCCTCGCTCATCGTAACGGCGGGAAGCGCAAGTCCGGCACCGTTCATCACCGTTTCTCCACGCGCAGCACGATCGACCGGCTGTCGCTGCGGCCGGTGTCCGTGACCACGTTATTGACGAGGCTGTAGATGCGCCCCGGCACCCCGCCTCCGGCTTTCACAGTCGACGTGGTCGCGTCGAAATCGCTGCCGTCGACAGTGACGCCGTCCGGCTCGTCCGGAACAACCGACCAGTCGCTTTCGGCGATGATATCGCCGAGCAAATATTCGGCGCCCCAGTCGACGGAATAGTCGAGGACCGCATCGGGGTCCTTCAAGAGAAGAGGCATCTTTATCCTTTGCTATCCGGCTAGACCGCTGCGCAGCTCAGCGCGGCTCCGGCTGCGCCACAACGTCGAGCTTGGCGGTCATCTGACGCAGCGGCGGTGGCTTCTTCTTCGCCGGAGACCGATTGGCGATCGGAGACTGGCCGATCGCACTTGCCGCGATGGTCATGCGTTCACCGCCTTCACCACTGCGAAGTTCAGGACCAGCGCCTCCGATAGGGACGCGGCCGAATTGTTGCGCAGCACGATCGTGCAGCTCCCAGCCGCAACGGCGCAGACTCCGATGGTGTAAGCCGCGGGGTCGGTCGCGCCGGAAGCAATGTTGACCGAGACTGTGTCGCTCGCGGCGATCGTCGAGTTGGTCAGGGTGAACTTGACGCTTGTCGCCGCCGCCAGCGCGGCGTTGTTCATCGTCACCTGGCCGCACGACTTGTTGAGCGTGACTCCGGTTGATTTGCTCGTCGCCTGGTTGACCGTTCCGCCCGCACCAGTCGCATAACCGACGCCCCCGCCGGTCGAAGTGATCGGGCCTGCTGAGCTGACCGCGGTCGCGGCATTGATGGTGTAGAAATATCCCGCCCGCCAACGAAAGCTCGCCAGGCCCTGGTCCATGTTGTTGTCGGTCAGCGGCCTCCAGGTAGAGTTCGAGCCGTCGAGCGTGATGCGCGCGGTCATCCCGCCCGTGCCGCCGTATGTCCGGGTATAAAAGTCGATCAGGCCCTCGGCAGTCGCCGGACTGTTGGTCGTCGAGCGTGCGGTGATCGCCCCCAGGCTAGCCGGCGTAACACCGTCCGCCTCGAAGCCCTGTTCGAAATTGATCGAGGCGTTGACGCCACCCGAAAGCGCCTGGCTGTTGTGCACCCCCAGGGTTCGTGAAGTGCTGGTCGAGGCGATGCGGCTCTGGCCAAGCGCGACCCCGTTGGGCGCGATCAGCCTGTCGCCGCGCAGATAATTGCCGGTCGTGTCAGGAGTCATGATCCCGCCAATGACAACCGTCGGCGAGACGAACTGCGACTGCCCTTCGCCGCCCTCCTGATAGCAGCCGATAAAGGTGTTGTAGCCGTTGAGGCTGTCGGTGCGGTACCCGCCGCCTTCGCGCACCGAAACGGCGCTGGTCCAGGCCGGAATGTTGAGCCACGAAGCGGCAGCGCCTGCGGACAGATACGCCCACCAGGTGTTGCTGGTCGCTCCGGAAGGCGGCGCGTTGGTCGAGGCGCCCGCGGCCTGTCCCTGCTTCACGTAATAGCGGTTGGTGCCGTTGCTGACGACGGAGGGAGGCACACCGGGGACCAACCCCGCATTGGCCGAGTGATGGCCGATGTGGGTGTTGCCGAGAAAGGAAGAGTCCCAGACGGTGTGCTGGCGGCAATAGGTTCCATAGATGCCGATGAGCGTCCAGGCGTTCGCGTCCGACCCGTCGAGGAAAACGCCGTTGCGGACATTGGTGACGCGCAAGCGGTTGACGAACGAGACGTTGGAATTGCCCTCTTCCGCGCCGGCGCCGCCGCTGCTGGTCAGAGCGTGAAGTCCGTCGCCCGCCCAACCGTCGATATACACGTCCTCGATGATGATCGGAGCCTTGACCCGGATCGCGTGATACTCACCCTCGGTGTGGCCGGTGAAGTCGGTGGTGTCCTCATATGGCCCGAGGAGGGCGATGTTTCTAAGAGTCGTCCCCGCGGCGGTAAAATGCTGGACCCCATCAACCGTGGCGGTGCCGGAGGTGTTGTAGGACTGGACGCGAATGCCCTCGCAATCGCCGGTCCATTTGAGACGCGACGTATAGCCGGTGAGCGTGCTCTCGCCTTCGATGATCATCGTATGCGTGAGGTCGAGCGTGGTGGTGCCGAGGTTATAGATACCCGACGGGATGAAGAGGCGCGGCGAGCCTTTCGCGATCCATCCCGCATACGGGACAAGCGCGTTCGAGTTCAGGTAAGCGACGGCCGCGACGAACGCAGCACTGTCATCGGTGACGCCGTCGCCCTTCGCGCCAAATTGTTGCGGGGTAACGTGGATCTTGGCGATGCCGGCGGGGTTGAGCGCCCACGAACCACCGTTTCCCGAAACCGTGATGTCGCCTTTGTCGCCATCGGCGACGCCGCTGGCGCCCGCCTGAACAGAATTGTACCATTCGGCCGCGGCAATGAGCTGAAGGATCTTCGTTCCGCCCGTAAAGCTGGTTTTCGTGCCGCTAACCGGGTCGCGCGCGATCGAACCGTTCGCCTGCAGCGTGCCGCGTCCGACTTCGCGCTCCGCCGGTTTGTCGATTCCCAACGCGGAATAATAGAAGCTGTCGCCCGGCTGCAGCGCCGAGGTGAAGCTCGAAAATCCGTTGACCGTTGGCCCGAGCGTGAAATTGCCGGTTCCCGTCGTCGACGTGTAGTTGCACACGAGATCGACGAACTTCGGCTGAAAGGGGTCCGCCATTGCGGCTCCTCTGATTGGCCCCTCTCTCCTTGAGGGAGAGGGATGGAGGTAAGGGGGCGAACGAAAGGGGGTACGTCCGCCCCCCGGCGGCTCAGGCGAACTTCAGAAGCTTGATGCTTTCCGAGTTCACGACCTGGCCGCCGATGCGCTTGGTCGCGTTGAAGTGGACGTACGGCTTGTTGGTATAGGGATCGCGCAGGATCGTCGTCGCGTTGCGCTCAGCGATCACGTAACCCGCCCTGAAGTTGCCGAACGCGATCGAGAGGCTGTTCGCAGCGATGTCCGGCATGTCCGCGGCTTCGATGAGCGGATAGCCGAGCAGGCTCGCCGGCTGGCCCGCGACCAGGCTCGGCTGGAACAGGAATTCCCCGGTGCTGGTCTTGAACTTGCGGATGGCGGCTGCCGTGCCCGAGCTCATCACGAACACCGCGCCCTGGCGGTACGGCGACCTTAGCGACTGCACGAGGTCGATCAGCTTGTCCTGCGGATTCGTCGCTGGGAAGGCGCCGGAGACGCCGGTGCCGATCGTCTGCAGCGTGCCAATCGGCCGCGTTCCGTCGGCGGTCGTCGCATTGGGCGAGCTCAGGAAACCGAGCGGCTGATTCGTGCCGGTGCCGCTGACATAAGCGGCGCCCTCCGCCCGCGCGAATTCGGTGGCGATCTCGTTGGCGAGCCAGCTCTCGACATCGAACATCGCATCGTCGAGCATCTGCTGCGATGCGGCGGGATTGGCGTAAAGGTCGCCGGCCGCCGGCACGACCTCGGTGAAGGTCGGCGTGTTGGTCATCGGCCGCGCCGCCTCATACGCCACCCAGCCCGACGGCGTTCCGCCGGTCGCAATCAGCTTGCGATAGCCGGCGCTGCCGACCTTCACGACATTGGCGATAGCGCGGATCGGCGAGATCGACGCCAGGGTCTCGTCGATCACCCGGTCGATGTCTTCCGGCACGGCGTAGCCGCCGATCGCGTCGGACGAGCTGCCGATCGCCTTGGTCTCAAGGCCGGCCTCGATCCCGCGGCGGATATATTGGTCGATGAAGCTCGACGCCTCCGCCGACTTGACGCCGTCGAGCGGCGGCCGCTGCGCCGCGATCACGCCCGCGGCGATCTTCGACTTCAGCTGCTCGAGCTCCGCCTTGAGCGCGGCGACGCCGTCCTCTTCCTCTTCGATCGCATCGAACGACTGCTCGAGCGCATCCGCCTTAACTTCCACCATCTCCGTCTTCTCCCGTGTGAATTTTCCAAACAAAAAGGGCCGCGGAAACCGCGACCCTCACAATCCCATCGTCATCCCCGCGAAAGCGGGGACCCAGTCTTCTTCCGTCATCCCCAACCTGGGATTTTCCTATTTCAGTGTCTGGTCCTCCGGCACCAGCGGACCTTTCAGCTGTTTCAAGGAACTCAGCCGGTCCACGACTATCTCACGATCGTAAGCCCCGTATCCGTAGCTTCCTTTGATCGCAGTGCGTCTGCCAATCAGGTCCACATAGTAGAGACCTGGACCGGGTAGCCGACCCAAAGCGCTCATGACATCCGCCGTTTTCCAGTAAAGCCAAGTCCGTTCATCAGAGGAATGATACCAGCACTCCTTAGCGGCCGCTGGACAGAATTGATCCCCGTCCTCAGTCCTGCGCAACAATCCCCGCCACCTTCGCTGCGGTTCCATTTTGTAGCACTGGTCATCTGGCAGCGCGCCAAACATTGCCACGTGTCCTGTGACCTTTTCCTTACGCATGCACGGCCAGACAGCGTGGAGGTCGGCCAGTCCGAAGAGGATGGCGGCGCGGTCCCGCCAGTGTTGATAGGCGTCGACCGGCGTACCATTGTAATTGCTGCAGGCTGACAGCATCAGCATTGTCGCTGCGAAGGTGAGCAACCGTTTCACAGCGTAAGCTTCGTCCAATCACTCCTTCATTTCAACCGCATGCACTCGCGCGCGCGGCTGCATCGGATGCGCCACCAGGCTCACCTCGATGAGGTCGAGCTCGATCAGCTCCCGCAGCGCGCCGGCACTCTTCGCCTCGCGCACGCGATAGCCGAAGCTCAGCCCGTCGATTTTTCGACTTTCGAGCAACCGCGCCGCCCGCTGCGCATCGCCACCTTCGCTTAGCGCCGCGATCACCCGAAGCCCGCGCTGATCCTCCGACAGATGCTCGATCCGGCCAATCACCGTATCCGTCTTGTGCTGCCACAACAGCGGCACCTCGGTTGCCCGTTCGAGCGCCCGCAAGAACGCGCCTTTGCGCACCACGTCACCGCCGCGGTCCGGGCGATCGAAAATCGCCGCGTAGCCCGCAAATCGCGTCACCCGCTCACCATCAAATCCGTCAGCCGGAGCCGCACCGCGATCCCGATCAGCAGCATCGCCAGCGCCAGCCGCACAACCCAGGTCACGATCGCTCGCCAGGCGCTGCGCTTGGCGTCGCGCCACGCCGACAGCAGCTCGCGGAGCTCGTCCATGTCGCGCCGCGCGTGCTCGTCATCCAGCCCGAGCGACGCCAACGCTCGCCGCGCCCCCGCCTGGCTCGATTCCTCGACCAGCGCACGCAGCGTGACCAGATCGACGCCGCGCCCTTCGGCCTGCGCCATCAGGCTCGCGAGCAGCGCTTCCGCGCTCATCGCGCCACCACTCATTGCGGCTGCTCCTTGAAGCCGAGCATGTCGCGCTTCTCGGTGTCACTGAGGAAGCTCGCGGCCTCGACCTGCTGCCATAACTTTGCCCGGTCGTCGGCGAGTTCGCTGATCTGGTCGGTATCGACGGCCAGCTTCACCGGGCCCATCCAATCGCTCAGCATTTTCGCGAGGACATCCAGGATCCGCGCCGCCAGCGGCAGGATCGTCTGCCGGTACAGCGCCCGCCCCGCCTCGCTCGCATTGGCATAGGTGGCGTCCCCCGGCAGACCGACCAACACCGGGGGAACGCCGAAGGCGAGCGCAATGTCGCGCGCCGCGCCTTCTTTCAAAGCCACAAAATCCATGTCGGCCGGAGTCAGGCTCAGCGCCTGCCACTTCAGGCCACCTTCAAGCAGCAGCGGCCGACCGGCGTTCAAACTGCCCGCGAACTCGCTCGAAAGCTCCTCTTTCAAGCGCTGGAACTGCTCGGCTGAGAGCGCGCTCCCGTCCGCCGGCTCATAGCTCAGCGCCCCGCACGGCCGCGCCGCATTGTCGAGCAGCGACTTGTTCCAGCGGCTGGCTTGATTGTGCACGCTCGCAGCCGCGATCGCCGCGTCCATGCAGCCCATTCCATAATGGTCGCTGCATGGGTGCAGGGCCTTGATCTGCCCGACCTGCTGGCGCCCGAGCGGGTCGAGCTGGTTCAAGCGCGTGACCTGCCCGCCCGCCCGATACAAATAGGCCGCCGGCCAGCCGCGATCGTCGCAAACGACGCTCACCCGCTCAGGCCGCAGCAGGCAGAGCTCCTGCGGGACTTCGCGATCGTCAGCGATCAGCTGCACATAGGCATTGCCCTGCAGCAGCAGGTTCGCCGTGATCGTCTCGAGCAGCCCGTCCGCCTGGACCAGCCCGACCGCGCGCTTGTCGCCCTCGACCGCGTCGATCGTCAGCGACGCGAGCATTCCCGAGACGAGGCGCACCGCACGCTGCCCCACTGGATTGCGCTTATAAACCTCACGAAATTGCGCATCGTAGGAGCGAGCGAATCCCTCCTCCGCCGTGTCTGAACACAGCCACGCGGGCACAAACGGCCTCGCGTCGGCCGGCGCGCTCTTGCGCCCGAACCACCACCCCATCGCTCGCTCCTAATATTTGGTGAGGGGTCAGCCCCTCAAATCATTGTTAAAGGTGCCGCACCCGCGGGACGCCGCTGCGCGTCTCGCTCAGCACCGTCATCGCCCAGACCATCGCGTCCGCACGGTCGGGCGATCTGCCCGGCCCGTCATAGCCGCCGCCGGCGGTCATCCCGCCGAGCTCGGCTTCCAGCTCCGGAAACTCACCCGCGAAAAACGCCTTGCCCTTCTCGAACTTGAGCGCGATCGGCTCGGCCCTGGCGCATTTGCCCTTCGACGCATGCACCAGCCGCACCTTCAACCCCAGGTCGGCGGCCTTGAGCACGCTCTCGACCATTGCCCCGCCGTTGTTCGCCTCGGCGACGACCAGATCCACATTCCACCGCGCGGCCGCCGCAGCGACCCGGTTCGCCCAGCCTTCGGGACTCAGCCCGCGCACCGTTGCATCCTCGAGCACGTAGAGCATCTCGCCCAGCGAACCCGCGACCACGATCCCGCACGCGTCCGATCCCTCGCTCGCACCCGCCGGCGGATCGACGCCGACGACAACTCTGTCGTAGCTGTCCCGCTCATCCTGAGGAGGGACTGAGCCTCCCGAAGGCCCATCTCGAAGGACCCGGCTCCGCTCGATCATCGCCCGCGTCCACAGCGCTCCCTCGACGTCCTCCAAAAATTCGCCATCCAGCTCCTGCCGCCCGATCCGTGTGCCGCCGTAGGTCGCGGTCATCACTTCGACGAACGCCTTGTCGAGATTGATGTTGTCGCTCATCCTGCCCTGCGTCGTCACCGTCCACGGATCCTCGCCGATCCGCTTCAACAGCTCGATCGGCCGCGGCGTGGTCGTCACCAGCGCTCGCGGCCGCAGCCCACGGCGCAGTCCCAGCTGCAAATTGTGCCAGGCCGCTTCCGCCTGCCGCCACTTCGCCAGTTCGTCGCACCACACGAAATCATGTTCCGGGCCCCTCAGGCCATCGGCATTGTCGCCCGAGAACAGGCTCGCCTCGCTCAGGTTCGGCCAAGTCAGCCGCCCAAGGCTCGGCTCCCATACCAGCCGCCGGTCGTAATATCCGGCGACGTTCAGCAAGCCGCTCACGCCTTCGACCATGATATCGCGCGCGTCGGCGATGCTCGCGCCGACCAGCCCGATCCTGAGGCCGGGCCTGGCGGCCGCCAGACGATTGACCCATTCCGCGCCCGCTCTCGTCTTGCCGAACCCGCGTCCGGCCATCAGCAGCCACACGCGCCAGCCCTCGCCCTCCGGCGGACGCTGCGCCGCGTGCGCCCACAGCTTGAACGCGGAATCGAGCATCCGGAGGTCCGCCAGCGTCATCTTCGAGACGAGCCGCCTGATCTCCTCCTCGTCCGCCTGCCGCAGCCGCTCGAAGGCGTACTCCGCGAGCTCAATCCGCACTCTTGCTCCCGCGGGCCTTCAGCCGCAGCAGCTTGCGGATCACGCGCTCGCGCACTTCCTCGATATCCTCGGCGGGGGCCGGCGCATGAACTGGCGCGACCGTGTCGCGGTGCATCTTGAGCAGCGACAGGCCGAGCCGGTTGGGATACTCGCGCATCCGGTCCTCGGTGCCGTCATGCCGCCGGATAATCTTTTCCGTGCCGTTGAAGGTCCGGTCGAGCAGCACCAGCTCGAGCCGCTGGTACGCAGTCGAGATGGTCTCCAGCCAGGCCGCACGGAACGCCGCGTTCTTGCCGCGCCGCTTGTACGCGCCCCGGATCGACATCCCGACCGCGTCGCAGGCGCGGGTGACGTTGCAGGTCTCGGCGAGCACCGATAGGAACGTCTGCTCTTTTTCCTTCGTCCAGCCGCGGCGCGGCGTCGGCTGCATCTGCGGCTTTCGGTTGATTCCGACGACCGGCGCCAGATCCTTCTTCGTTTCCCTGCGCGTCAC